CGGCAGATGCCAATGTAGCAGAGACAGGAGTTGCAGCGACTGGAGCTTTAGGCTCTGAAACTGTTACTGGAGCTGCAAATGTAGCTGTAACAGGTTTAGCAGGAACTACTGCATTAGGCTCAGAAACAGTTAGCGGAGATGCTAATGTAGCAGAGACTGGATTAGCAGGAACGGGAGCTGTAGGAACTATACTGGCTGCTGGTTTTGCAATTACTGGAGTTAGTGGTACTGCATCTACTGTTGGACTGGGTGATGAAACTGTAACAGGTGATGCTAATGTTTATCCTACTAATGTAGTAGGAACAACAGCTTTAGGCAGTATAAGCCTAGTAACTAATAATATAATTGCAGTTACATTAGGGGCAGCAACAGGATCAGTAGGAAGCCTTAGTGTAGCAGCTCACGCAAATATCTATCCCACAGGAGTAGAAGGTATAGGTAGAATTACTAATCTTTTAGTTTGGATTTTAATAGATGATTCACAAACACCAAATTATTCAACAATTTCTACAACTCAATCTCCTGATTATTCAACAATTTCTACAACTCAATCTCCTGACTGGAGTGAGGTTGCTTAATAATATATAATTTTTACACGAGGAAAATAAATGGCTAGTACATATGTTAACAATTTAAGGCTCAACGAAATGGCTACTGGTGACGGTAGTGGAACGTGGGGCACAACAACAAATACG